AGTGCTGATGGCTAATTGGTCTGCGCCGGGGCTGAAGATGCCGGTGTTCTCGTCCCCTTCAATCGCAACACTTGGTGCAGCAGCCGTCCCAAGCGGGATACCACGAAACAGCTCCTCGATCGTGATGCGCTTGTTTTTATTGGCTGCCGCTGCTTCGCTGATGTCAACAATCGGCAGGAAGTCACCAGCCGCTGGTGCCGTCAGCGCGGTCAGATCCGAAATCTTGCGGTCAGCCATGGGTCAGATACCTGTTGTCAAATTGACAGCTTGAGATCAGTTTAAGGCCGTGTATTACCACACAACAATGAGTGCGGCGCCATCTCCTCCGGAACCAGCGGCCGATGTGAAACCGCGACCACCACCGCCACCAGGCACCGAACCAGTGGTGGATGTACCACCACCGTTGCCGCCGTTGATTGAGACGCCGCCGATTGTGCCACCACCACCGCCGCCCCAGCTCGAAGTGAAACCAGTGCTCGTAGCGCCTGAGCCACCACCAAATGCACCCAAGAAGCCGTCGCTATCTCCAGGACCACCACCGCCACCGCGATACAACAAGCCAGCGCCACTGCCGCCAGCACCGCCAGCAGATCCAGCCGTTCCAGCAGAACTTGATCCGCCGCCGCCACCGCCAGCAGAAGTCCCACCGCCGCCGCCGCCATACGCAGATAGCAATGCACCAAATGTGGTTGTACCTCCCGTTGTTCCGTTGGAGGATGCGGCAGCTCCGCCTGCACCACCACCGCCGATTGTGACGGTCACCGTGCTTGGTAGATCCGCAAGTTGGTAGAGCTTTTGCACGCAAGCACCACCTCCTCCGCCACCTGCACTACCAGCAGAGTTGCGGCCACCACCGCCACCACCGCCCCAGATCGTGACCAGTGCAACGACACCAGTTGATGGCTTAGTCCAGGTGATTGGGGTGCCAACCGTCGTGTAATAGAACGACTGCGAGTTGGTCAGGCTGCCCCAGCTCACGATGCTGCCGTCAGTCACCAATGCTTTGCTTGCATTTCCGGCTTGCGATGGCACTAATGCATTGATGGCGCCGCTTGCAGTGGTTTGCCCAGTGCCGCCATTGGCAATCGGTGTAAGACCCCCAACAGCAAAGGTGGTATCAAGTACACCAATCGTGATCCAGTTGGTATTAGCGGCATTGCGAATTTTCCAGACAGGGGGCGACGAGCTTGTATCAACCCAAGGCTGAAACGCAACCGTGGTTGCAGGTGCCGATGCTCCGCTGCTTTGGCTGAAAAGGGCTGCCAGGTTGTCGTTGATGTCAGCTCGAACACTGGGAAATGTCGCGTTCTGAACGGTCTGGTCGGATTGCGGCATTACAAAGCCCTCCCAAATCCTGTGGCGGTGTAGTTGTACGCCTTTTCAATCGTAGCGGCACCATCGTAGAAATCGACCTCAAAGCCGGTCGTGGTCACGTTAGACAGGACATACCGCTCACTGGCAAGCAGCTCAAACGGTGTGATGGTCATTGAATAGATGTCGTAGAAGGCGTGCTCAAATTGCGCGGTACTGGCGGTTGAGGGGTTGGAGCTAGAAGTCACACGCCGCAGCAGTTCTGGAATAAGGCGCAGGTTTTCAACCGCGATGTTGACTGATCCATCATTAGTGGTCAGCAATATTTTGACTTGGAAGGCACGACCCTGCACTACGCCATTGATCAGTTCCGCATATGGTCCCCAAGTCGGTGTGCCACTCGGATTGTCGTTTGTAGCGCGAACGTAGAACGTGACGTTGGTGGCATCGCTGACGTTGCCGTCAAACAAGCTGGGGTGTTCATCAAATAAACCAGCAGTATCATCAAATAGCCCGCTAACCGCAAGATCGCGTTTGAGGATATAGCGCCTGAAGTTGACATCAAAGACATCGCCAAGTTCCAATGTTTCGCTGAAGTAATACTCAGCTTGCCCGTCGCCTTCTGCGTAGATTGGTTCGTAGTAATCAAGCGCAACGTACAGATCCAGATCAATGACCAAGGCGGTTTCGGTGCCGTCATAGGAACAGTTGACTTTGGTGCCACTAAATGGCGTTGCTAAATTTTCTTCCTCCCACTGCACCCCGCCAAAGTAATAATCAACTGCATAACCGATTGCGGTGTATAGGTCAAGTTTTAGGCGTGATTCATATTCCGGCAGGCTTAATCCAAAGGCCGTCGCATTTGTTGATTGATTGCCGAGATAATCTTGGAATTTGATTAAGTATGTCCCAGGTAGAAGGGGGACTTGCTTTTGCGTAGCGTTACCGGCAACAGCGGTTACGACCTGCGTGCTGAAAGCCCATTCGGCTGTGGCGATAGAGCGAGGATCATGGCGGATGACGACTTTGCCGCCAACTCGGACATCTAATTCTGTGGTTTGATTCCAAGTCAACACAGCCAGCGATTCGCTGACGGGCACCAGCGTCAGACCTGTGACATCCAGTGGGGCGGCGCTGACGCCTTCGACGATGTACGTGGCGATGGCTGGGGCGCTGTACAGCACATTGGATGCACTGATGCTGCTGACTTGGATTTCGTAAGCACCAACTTTGACATCTTCAATTTCCAAGACTGTGCCTTGCACTGTGCGTGTAGTGAAGTTGTCATCTTCGTGGCGATATTTAACGCGGAAATTTTTGATGCCTTTTGGTCCGTTCCAGCCGAAGCTGATCTTGATAGCAATGCGCCCGTTGAGTTCGTACTGGATCTCCTTTGTGGTGCCGCCGCCAACCACAGGGATGTCCATGATCTCCAAGACAGTTGGTGCATTGGGTATGACGTTGAGATCAGTTGTGTCTCGCGGTTGCAGCGCCTCACCACTTTCGACGTAGGCATATTTACTTTCGTCATAAGCGATTGCGCTGATTGTGTAGACAGCGTTATCTTGTTCTTGTACGCCAAGCACACGCCAAGTTGTTGTTTGCAGTGTTGGACTATCTAATACCCAAACGGTGTTGGGGTTGGGTGCCTGTGAAAATGGCGTGCTGACAGTGATGTCTGCGCCGGTGATGTCAATGACTGGTTGCTGTTCAACGGTGCCGTCAGGCAGGATGACTGTCAAAATTGATGCACCAGATAAGTAATCAAGATTTGTATTGGCTGTATCATCAACTGTGACGACTGTTGTGGTTGCAGTGTTGATACGACCGCCACGACGGGAGCCAGCTTTGACTGGGTCTGCAATCAAGATGATTTGCCCAGGACGTACTTGCTGACCGGCTTCAAGACTGGATGTAAAAGTAACAACTTCTTTTTCGTACTGTTCTGAATACAGTAACCATCTGCCAATACGATTGGCTTGACCGCGACTGGTGCAAGCGAAGGCGCTGATCTCGGTTTTCAAGACACCGTATTTGTCGATGGCTTCGGTGTCTTCTACGACCTCATAAGCTGTGTCGCGCAATCCTGCTTGCCACCTACCGGAAGAGTCATAGCGACCAATATCAAGGTAGCTAACAACAGCAACATTGGGGCGAGTTTTGAGGCTGCTGCCGCTATAACTAAAACCTTCTGGCGTTACGTTTGCATTGGTGAAAAGATAAGCTGGATCTGCTGGACGATCTTGTGCAATCGTCATGCTGCCGGTGCTCCAGAAGCCTTGGCAACGCATGACTGATAGAAGGTCATTGACTAACTTGTAGGCTTCTTCAGCAGTTTGAATTGTGGTATTGCACGAGAAGCGTGCTTCTTGACCGCCTTGACCGTCATCAACGAGTTCATTTGCATATTTAGATGCCGCAAAAAATGCCCATTTATCCAGTTGTGATATATCAATATGTTCGCCAAATCCATAGCGCGTGCTTGTCAGCAAGTCGTACAGGATCCACGCAGGGCATGATGTCCAAGTTGCAGCAGCGAAGGTGCCATCCCAGACAAAGTTTGTTGGATACACAATGCGGCCACTTTGAGCATCAACACTGACGCCTGCCGGAATAACAACTTTGACGCCTTTAATCAGATAGCTGCGGCTAGGGATGCTGCTGAACTGTTCTGCATCAACACGTAATCCGATCAGGGCACTGTTGGGATAGCGCAGTTTTGCCCAGATAATTTCCGTGTAGCTTTGCCAGTTGAACGCATTACTAAGTAAGGCGCTGGTGCTATCTGCCGTGACGCGGGTAACACGAATGTCAACAGTGTCGCTCGGGCTGGGGCGCACCAGCTCAATGAGATAGTCCTTGCGGTATTCATCGCCGGTGCGGCCAGAGATTTTGTCAGTGGTGGCACCATTGATGCCGATTGCTTGGTCGGTAAATCCACCGCCGGCATATTGCACCGCAATCTTCAATTCAACGGATGCGCCGTTGGTATCTCCAGTGCTGCTATCGATGCGTTGCAGTGCTGGAATTGCAATCGTGACGCGCACAGCATCGACGTTGACATCTGTAATGCTGCGGACAACTGGAACATCCTTAACAACAGTTAGACCAACAGGCTGCTCGTCTTCAACGCCGGGTGATAGCGGAATGAATGTTTGATTTTGTGTCCCGTTGCGGGTGTAAATTTCGACATCTTCAAAGTTGTAAGTGCCATCAAGGTTTTGTACTGGCGTATTGTTGAGGTAAATTGACGGCAAATTAGACTGGCTGGTTGCACCGCTTACGGTGATGGTTTGTTGTACCAGTCCTTCAATTTCGCCTTCGGAGATCAAATCAATGACGTTTGCGTACTGTCGTGAGTCGAGGCTGTCTTTTGCTGTTGATGGGGTGCGCGAGCTACCACCGCCGCCGCCCTTGCCATCACCACCAGCGCCAGAAATCGTCATGCTTTTACCTGCACGGTGTCAACACCGGCTGAGATCACAACACTACCTGTCAATGTCAGCCCATAACAAATTTGAACAGGCGTGCCCTGCCTAGATGTTTGCTGGATGCCCGAAAAGCTATACGTCTTACGCGGATCAGTGTTGCTGTCAATGCCTTGATTTACGACTGGGACCGGACTAAGTAGTTGACTGACGCCCCCTAAAACCATTGCCGCGCCAAGGCTCCCAATAGCAAGTGCGGCTGTTGAACCTAATTGGAATCCGGTTGTAATACTCAAACCAGTTGCAAATGGACCATAGGCAGTTGATGCAAACGCTCCAAGGGGTCCAGCGATAATTGAAAAAGCCAGAAGTGCTACGCCAGCTAAAATTTGCCCAGTTGATCCGCCGGCGCCGCTTACGACAGGAATGATTTTGATGTCCTGCTGACCGGTTGGGTTATGCAAGTCATCCAAGGACAAATCTTGAGCGCCGACACTGACGCGGTAATGCTGGTCAGCCATGTGCTGCTCCAGCGTGGGGAAATTTGCCACCAAAAAACGCACCGCCTCAGCCGCACTGGCGATGTCCGCCTGCAGCACACGCTTGCCGATGAACTTGGCTAGCGGTCCGTAGAGTTTGATCTTACGGAGCATGGCGCAACCTCCTTCCTACGCATTTTAGGAGCCATGACCCCAGCATGTCTCTACTACTCAAGCGGTTTTGTAGGTGATGAAGCAGCATCCCATCACCGATGTACACACCGCAGTGGTTGAGTCCTGGTGATCCGATGGACAGCAACAATAAATCTCCGCGCTCTAGGGCTTCGTCGTCTCGTAGTTGACGGAAACCTGTTGCCGCCCAGCAACCTTCAAACATTGGTGCTTGGATGAAGGTCTCAGGATTGGTTGGACGATCCCAGTCACGCACAGCAATTCCGTTTTCGGCGTACCAATCGCGGGCTAGTGTCCAGCAATCTTGTACAGCCCACACCCATTGGCGGCCAATCAACGGTGCTTTGTACCCGCATGGCATGTAGGTTGACCAGGCACGTGTTTTGGGATTGACGATGTGCCAAGGAAGATTGGTTTTTTCGGCGGTCACTTTATCTGCGTTGCTGGCAATCGGCGCAGATATGGGGTGGCTGTGAACGATGCCGATGATTTCGCCAGCGTCTTCAGCGGCTGCGTAATCTTCAGGGCATAACGTAAATAGTTGCTCGGGATGTTGCGCTGTGTTTTTGCACGGCCAATAATGTTGGCGTCCTTTGATGATTACGACTAAACCGCAGGATTCACGCGGATCTTCTGCCTGCGCGTGCTTTAGCGCATCATCGTGCCAGTTCATGCGAAGAATGTACCGATGCCTGGGTAGCCGCCGTAAGGCAATTCAGCATTGGCGCCAAAACGGACTTCACAACTGCTGACCTTTTTGCCGCATACATCCTCTGATGCGTTTAGCACAGGTTCATTGTTGACATCAAAGAAGTTGGTGCCGGCGTAACTGCACTCAGGAGACCTATAAACCCATTGGCAACGAGTAACGCACTGGCGCTTAGGAGCGCGAACTCCAGCCAAGTCAAAGGCGCTGGCTAGTTCAAACTCAACAACATCGCGGGTTTCGGCAGATTTTCGATCAACATAGTAAATATCCCTAGGCCATTCTGCGTAAGGATCTGCATCTGTATTAGTGGGCTCAAGAAAGATGCGGCTGCTATCCTCGTATAGCAAATCAAAACCATCCTCTAGCAATAAAACATCGCTGGGTGCAAAGTTTTCTGCATCAAGAAACCGCCGCAATGTGCGGATGCGCGTGACTTTTGCGCCTTCTAAACCGTTAGGCAACAGCGACAGAATTGTTGTGATTGTGCCAAGGACATTAGCGGCACGTAGTTTGGGGCGGGGTAATTGACCGTTGCCGCTGTATTCAAACCCTTCTGCTTGGACTGGTAGGGGCTGATATGCCTGACCGTTCCAGATGATGTCCGTTAGGACTTCATTGACGCCGGCATGGAAGTAATAAGTATCGTCAAATCCATGTTGAGATACGTTTAGCTCAATCTCAAACAGCTCAATGATTGCTCCAGGGTTGATGCTCTGAAGCGCACTGGTGAGTGTAGTTTGACTGTCGCTGGTGTCGTAACCAGCATCCCAGTAGCCGGTTACTACGTAGCCCATT